CAAACTTTTTATGATGAAAGTACTTTTGGCAGAGTGCGAAAAAGATTACCACCACGCCCTATCTCACATTGGCTACATCGTGTACACCGATTACCTCTACGAAATGAGAGAATTGTTTTTGGAGAGTGAACCTACACATCTACACTGATGACCCCCTGCCCGGAAGAATACATCCGCTGCTACACCCTCGAAGAGTGGGAAACCTTGCAGCAGGTGCTAAACGAGAACGACATAGCGTATTGGGAAACGCTTGACATGGCTCCGATGGGGGACGTGGAATCCGCCGTACATTTTACGTGGGAGCTTCTGTTCCTATCACCCTGGGAGCTTGCCTACATAGCCATACCCATGTCGGTCATAGCTTTCTACGTGCTGACAATCTACGGCGCGTTCAAATACATCCAACGAAAATTCAAATAAAAAAAACCGCCCCGAAGGGCGGTGACGGATTAGTCTGTATAAAAGACGTATTTTTTGTAGTCATAGATCCTTTTCGCGTATGCCTCTGCGCAGCGCAGAGTACAAAACGGCTCATACCGATGTTTATACGATTTACCGTCCCAAAGGGTAAGATACCCGGTGCGGTAACCATCGTCCCAAACCTCGACCGTGTTTCGGATTATCTGTAAATCGCCATCGTATTCTTCTGGAGTTACCTCCCTTAAATACGAGGTAACTCTTGGCGCTTTCTTGCCGCAAAACGGGCAACGGCTTTGTCCTTCTTTTGTTTCCATTTAACTTCTCCCAAAGTGTGGTTAAAAAACCGCCCCAGAGGGCGGTGGGTTTATTAGCTTTGCGCACGGTGCTTTTCGATAGCTTTGACGGTTGCTTGGGCTGAAAGACAAATTGCCCAGAGCGGATCGCCAAAGTCGCAAGCAAACAAAGTCGGATCTTCATAAAATTTTGCATCAGATAGCAGCTCTTCAAGATGCTCATCTTCAGCTACCCAATAGTGCGCTTTGGTTTCTTTAACGATTCCTGGAGCTTCCAAATCACGCTCACAGTGATCGTCGTAAAACCTTTTCGGTATACGAATCATGCGTATTCTCCCAAAGTGTGTTGTTAATAAACTGGCACTTGCTCGAAGCGCCATTGAACGGTTTCCCATCCAACCTACAGTTTACCACTTACGGGTTTTTACGTCTATACCTAATTTTGGTAATTTTACACAAACCGACACGATTGTTTGTTTTATAAACAAGGGTGTTGACTATAAGAGTAACCACCTGTAAGGTCCAAGTTGGCTCTCGCAACTCCTCTTGGGTAGAGCAAAGCTAGGTGCGCTGCACGTGGGCACCTGTCGAAAGAGTTTTGTTCGTGTGGTTTGCAAATCCCACGCCCACCCGGTCTTGGCTGTGATCGGTTGCAACACCTAGTCTGTGCGTTTTTTGTTGTTGGTAGGGGTGCAAAAAATGTATTAACGCGAGCGCGAGAGCCTGCGGATTGAGTCTCGCAAAGATTAGGGCACAGCCACCCTTAACCACGACACAAGGACCATGTAATGGATAAGCCCGTTTTTGAAAAAGACATACCCGTGCCAAAAAACAGTTATCGGCTGAGTAAGTATTATTGGGTGGGTGAAATGGAAATTAACGATTCTTTTACCTGTACACACAAACAGTACAACGCCATTAGACAACTAGTAATGAACAAAAGAGCGCCTTGGTTGCCTGATGGCTTCAAGCTTGAGACTCGAAAGATTGAGAATGGTGTGTATCGGATCTGGAGAACGGCATAATGGAAGCTACCGTGCTGATCAAAGTGCTTGACGAGTCCGAAGGCACTGCACTGTCATTCGACATGAGCGATTTCGACTTTCTTGTCTGGAGCCAATACAACGCTTTCTTCTGGGAACAGCGAGAACGCTTTGAAATCTTAAAATCCTCCGAGGGCACAGTTGAATACAACGAAGACATACCCCAGGAAGGCAAAGAAGATTGGAAAATGTACTGCGTGGGTGACGGCAACTCCAGCGCCGATGCCCTGCTCGCTTGGAAAATACTGCTCGCCCACGGGCACAAAGGGTATCTGCTCTGGGACACGGCCCATGAAGGCGAGCGCGAAGGGCTGCACGTTATCCTCACGGACTACGTTGCATGGCAAAAATAAAACGGCTTTCTATATAGAGTTTTTCCAGATAAATAAAAAATAAAAAAATAAAATTGAAAAATGGCGGGACCGGCGGGACCGGCGGGACGCGGCTCTGGAGGCCGCATAAACACAAGCTTTTTGAGGTCCCGTTAGGGTCCCGTTGGTCACATTTTTGATTTACAGAAAGCTTAATCAAGCTATTGCTTTAAGATTCTGGCGGAAAAATAAAAAAATATATTTTATAAATATCTGAAATATATCTATATAGATAGGCTGTTTTAAGTTAAAGTTATCCGGACTTACTCTGATACGGAGACACCATGTCTAAAGACCGATATGCCAAAGTACTGGACGTAAAAGCGGCGGCGCTGCCCGAAGCTAAACGTCAGCAAACAAACCGTCCACCGCTGGCGGATAAGAAGTTAAACAGGCGACAAGAATTGTTTGTGAAGGAGCTTGTATCCAAAGATGGGCAAATAACTATGCGGGAAGCCGCAATCAACGCTGGTTACCCTGAAAAGTCCGCGCACGTCAGAGCATCAGAACTTACCAATCCGCGTATCCACCCCCACGTTTGCAGAGCCATCCGTGAATATCGGCAGGAATTAGATGAAAAGTATGGTGTTGAGTATCAAAGACACTTACGGGACCTCCAGGTTATTCGGGATGCTGCATTAGAGAACGGGGCGTTTAGTGCAGCCGTTCAAGCTGAGTATCGGCGTGGTCAGGCGCAGGGTGATATCTACGTCAATAAAACAGAGATTCGGCACGGCACCATTGATCAAATGTCGAAGGAAGAAGTGGTAAAAGCTCTTGAGGAGATAAAACAGACATATGCCCCAATAACGCATGACGCAGGGCTAGAGGAGGCGGGCAACAGGCAACGAGCGCGGGATCGTCTTTCAGGGGATGTAGAAGATGTGGCTGATTGATCTTCCTGCTCAACTTTGGTACGGCAAGGAAGAATGGGATCGTATGCAAAATGGGCCTGCAAAGCCAAACTTTGTTGAAGAGTCCAAAACGCCCATAGATTGGATGGACTATCAAACAAGAGTGTTGAAACTACATGAAAAACGACATCCTATCCCCCAGTGGAAAGTCTGCGTCCGGTATAAAGAAAACGAGAGAAGCGTCTTTTTGGCAAGCGTTAAAAAAGGCGTTACGAGAAAACTTCCCTGATTGGTCAGCCACACGATTAGAGTCTAGAGCCACGCTAGGTGTGCCAGATGTGTTGATTCTAGATAGTGGCGGTAAGTGGCATATGGTGGAATTGAAAACCACCGCATCCATGCGCGTCGATTTAACGCCGCATCAAGTAGCTTTTTTGACAAAACACGCTCGGGGTAGCTGCTGGATAGCTGTGAAGTTGACCAGTGCCTCCGGACACGAAGTGTTTCTTTACAAGGGTGACCAAGCCGTAGAGGTCAAACTAGAGGGTTTGCGGGCGACCCCTACTAAGCATTTCAGCAACCCAGTCAACTATCGCGCAGTGCTGACGTATTTAACTCAGAAGGGTTGACTATAAGAGTAAGCACAGGTAAGTTATTTATAAGCACTATTGCTTAAAGGGAGAATGAAATGAATTTACCTACGTTACGAAGTCATGCCCCGGCGTTTTTGGTGCTGACTGCTACTATGCTTAACAAAGCGATTATTGACGCCAACGTTTCTATCCGGGCGTTTGCCAAGCTAGTTGGTATTGATTATGAGCAAATGCAACCCGGTGAAAAGCATACGGTGGAGGGCGAGTTTACTGACGGCACACCCACGGTCTTGAGTTTTTACCGGACGGTGAACCGGGGTGACCGCCGCTTTAGTGTTCGCGGCATAAAAAAACAGTGTGAAGCCGGGGACACTGTGGCGCTCACGTTTAAAGTCACTGCGGACGGCGAAGTTGTTTGGGTGGTTAATGTAACCCGTCAGCCGGAGTATCGCGGTTTGGTGGAGGCATCATGACGGAATACAAAATTGCTGTTGTTCACAAAAGTTATTGGACTGTGAAAGTTAACGCAAACACTTGGGAGGAAGCTTTTTCTTTAGCCAAAGACGAAGTCAAGGAACTGACTGACCGGAGCATTATTTTAGTAACCGGGAAAGGGGAGCGGAAGGGACTGAATCAGGATAGTAGTATTGAGGTAATTCATCAGTATAGAACCACTGATGTGCAACACCTTATTCATACGTTAGGCGGTGATATAGCGCAGTTGATGCCGGATTTCTTGGATAACCGACGCCACTGATTTTTTTATTTTGTTACACTCCCAAAGTGTAGACCCCGCCCCGGCGGGGTTTTTTTTATTTTTAAAAAGCTTGCAATGCCAGTAAAAAACCGTAATATTCGCCCTATAGCAATGTTGCTATGCACTTAGGGAGAATTTGAAATGGGTGTTTACGAAAATTTGATGACTCAAATTGATGACGCGGGTTTGCTGTTTAATGTAAATGAATCCCGTGTTTTTGCGGAAAGGCGGCTTGGCGAGGCTCTTCACCCTGTTCCGGGCAAGAAAGCTTTGATTAATGCGAAAACTGATCAGGTGATCAGTATCGTTTCTGACCGTTACAAGGTGGTCACTAATGAGGAAATTTTTAGTTCGTTTTGTGACAGTGTCCAGCGGAGTCCTATAAACGCCA